GGTGAATAAACCCCTAACAAAAGAAGGTGATCCGATTGCCACAAGAATTGACATTAAAACTTTTGTCAACAAAGGGGAGTATGTTGTGACTCTTCACAGCAAACCTAAAGGGGGTGAGGTATTAGGGTATACTTCCGCTATCTGGATCACCCCATCAAAAGATGGGACTAAGGTAGAATTTTACACTGATCCCACACAGGCAGTGAAGATAGCCTTGGATGAAAAATCCAAGTCAACCTTTGCTAGAATTTGGGGAGAGTCTAAGGGTAAGACACAAGAAGAAACACACGCCCAAGCCGAGGCAATAATGAATGGGACTGCACCTGATGCTAATCAGTGGCAACAGGTACACATGAACCCGGAACGTGCATCTTATTTCTATGATATGGACGGCAATCCAGTTGTTGAGGCAGATGAGGTGATACAGGTGGGCGGATTGGTTTATGCCAAAGGTGTGGAGACTACAACAATAGATGATAAAAGGTTTACTGCTAATTTAAAAGAGCGGGGAGAAATTCAATTCGCTGAAGGTGCAGAACCTGAAGCGGCCCCGGAACCTACCCCAGAAGTACCACTTGGTGAGTCAATTAATCCTGAAGTAACCAAGGCTATCACAGAAGCACACGGGAAGAAACCTAAGAAGAAAGATTCAATCTGGACAAAGACTAAGGAGGCAGCTGCAACCATTAAAGACCAGATGACAAGAGCGCATAAGCTGCTTGATCCTAAGAAGTTTGGAGCAACTACAGACTACCTCCGCTTGATGCAGGAAACAGGGTCATATGCTAAACATAAGGCATATACAGATGTTTACTCTGTCATTGGAGAAATGAACAGCAAGGAGCAACTGGTGCTGTCCATGAACCTTATCCTCCCTGATATGCAAAAGGATATTGAGTCAGGATTGCTTGACCCAAATGAGGGATTGCCATTTGGCTATCAGTCAGCTGAAGAGGTGCAGCAAGATTTAGAAAATTATAAAGCACAGGCAACCAAAATAAGTGAAGATCCTTCTACTGATACAGACATTAATGGATCAATAGAAAAACGCCAAGCGTTTATGGAGGAGTTGCGTGAGGAGTTGGTAGCCGAAGGATTATTAAGGGAGGAACTATTAGAAGATGACCGTTACTTCCACCATCAGGTTTTGGAGTATCTCAACATGGAGGATGCTGGGTTTAAAACCTCCTTAGAAACCCCCGGCAGCCGGGTTACTAAACAGGGTTGGCAGAAAGCTAGGATTGGTAGTGCAAAAGATTATAATACAAAATATTTAGATTCGGAATTTGAAGTATTATCCCAAGCCCGTCAGCAGCTGGAGGCCAAGAGACTACTTGACAAGATACGGGCGGCTAATGATAAAGGAACTGATGCAAGGAAACTCCGAACCGAAATAAATAAAGAAAGAGAAGAGCAGGGATTAAAGAAGAAAAGTCTTGAGCAAGTAATAAAGGAAAATGAAGAGTTTGACGGGTATGTAATTTGGGAACCAAACGAAAAAGGCGCTTGGTATCATACCTACACGGTAGCTGATAAGGTTGCACAGAAAATATTAGAAGAAGGAGGAGCAGAAGTTTCCAAGGTAAGAGAGGCTTTTGTTAAAGGAGCAACTGAAAAGTGGGTGATCCCCAAAGAACTGGCGGAGACTTTAAATAAACCCGTAAAGAATGAGAATGAAGCTTTCCCTGTTGCTTGGTCAAGAAAAGGGATACGAGCATGGAAAGTGTGGACACTCCTCAATCCATTCAGGGTCTTCAGATATAACCTGAACAATATGTCAGGTGACTTGGATATATCTATAGCGTATGCTCCGGGTATTTTAAAGTTTATGAAAAAGTCAGCTGTAGATTTATATAAAGAAAAGAAAACCCCGGCAGGAGAAACTGCGGATGAATTATCTCAAGGCAGGAAACGTGGCGTTATTGATAGTGGTTTTGTTGTGACTGAAGTGGATGATTTTAGTAAAATGTATGAAGGGTTGTTTGATCCAAAACCTTCCAATACTCTTGAGAAATTAACAAAGGGTGGTAAGAATATCCCCAATATATTTAGGAAGGCAACCACTTACCGTGAGAATATTCTACGTCTTGCTGCGTGGAGATATTTTAAGAAAAAGATTGCAGATAATCCAGACCAGAAAATATATGCTGCATCCAAGCAAACGGAGATTGACCAGATCAGGGAATTACAGAAAGATGATGATGTGCGTGATGCTGAAGGTTTAACAGAAACTGACCACCAGATCGCAGCGAAGCTGGCCCGTGAATTAATTGGTGACTATGGAAACATATCCCACGCAGGACAGGCAATCCGTTCACACCTAATGCCGTTCTATTCTTGGATGGAAATTAATGCTCCACGATATATCCGCCTGATGCGGAACGCAAAGGCGGAGGGTACGGATATAAAGGCACAGTTGGCCAAGGTAGCCTTAAAGCAAACAGCGTGGAAGGGTATGACATTAACTGCGAGAATGGCCTTCTTATCAACTATGGTTTCTGCATGGAACCATGCTATGTTCCCAGATGAAGAGGAAAAACTTTCTGAATTTGAGCGGGAGCAGCTGCACATTATTCTAGGTACATGGGATGGAGAGATAAAAACATTAAGGTTCCAAGGGGCATTCTCCGATTTTCTTTCATGGCTGTCCCTCCATGATGCCCCACAGGATATAGCCGATCTTATGAAAGGGAACAAAAGTGTTACTGACCAGATCGCAGAAATGGCAAAGGCTCCTGCATTAAAATTAGCAGCCGGGGTAAGTCCCCTGTTTAAAGTGCCAATGGAACAACTATCTGGTGAAAGCTATTGGCCAGACTTTCTTAACCCCCGTCCAATCAGGGATCGTTATGAACATTTAGCTAATGCTTTTTCTCTTGGGACAATCTACAAGACACTGGCCGGAAAACCAATGCGGGGGGATGAGTGGAGTAAACTTTTTATTAATTCAACTGACCCCGGTGAGTCTGCATACTACAAAAACTGGCAAAAGGTTAGGGAGTGGAGAGATAAGCTAGGCAAAGATGACGTAGGTGGGCATAAACCTTCTACTAAATCTAATGCTCTTTACTATTATAAACAAGCTATGAAGTATCAAGATATGGATGCTGCATGGAAATACTACCGCCAATATATTAACCTTTCCGGGGGAGTTACCAAGGATGGGAAGGTTCCCAAGAAAACATTAAAGAGTATCTCCCGCTCAATAAAAAGAGCCAATCCTAAATCACGAATCCCTTCTGGCACATGGAATGCATTCGTAAAGTCACTAAGCAAAGATGAGAGAAAGACTTGGAATGAAGGTATTCGCTGGTACAATACAATTTACAAGAAACGAAAATAAAAGTTGACAATTGTTTAAAATAAGATTAATCTGTTACCTAGAATGACAACTAGCTAACTAGATAGAAACTTAAAATGTCTCAGGAAAGGCAGACAGTCCCCGGTTGGCTCAAGTCCCCAGAGGTGGCTGCGATCTTAGGACTCACTGAATCACAATTCAGGCGTAGGCATAAAGAAATATCTTCCATTCAACTACATAAGAATGGCCCTCGCTTATTCAAGGAAACTGACGTTCTCAATTACGCTGAGAATATAAACAGGGAGGAATGATGGGAAAAAAGGTAAATGGAGTTACCTTACTAAAATGTCGTGGATGTGGCAAAGAACTTTCGGGAAAGAGAAAAGCATTCTGTTCAAGAATTTGTTCCACTATCGAAAGAAAAGAAAAAGAAAGAATACGCTACCGTATTTATAATCCCCAATTAGAAAAAAGAAATTGCCTCAACTGCAATAAGAAATACCAACCCACCCGTGAGAACCAAGGATGCTGTTGCCGTGAATGCCGCCGTGTCTATGGTCTTTTTCTTCAAAAGGAAAATTATAAAAAAAGGAAGCAGGAAAAATACTGGCAAAAAAAGTTCATCTCAACCCTCCCAAACTTAGAGACTCCCACAAGGGAGCCTTCTTCTTTTACTTCCAGTCCCCATCAGGATGCTATTAACAACTTTATTTCCAAGGGCGGAAAAATAAAAGTCCTCCCTGATCAGCTTGATGGCCGCACACCCTCAGTAGGGGGTATAAACTCTATTAAAATTTGTAAACTTTTTCCCGGTGATAACGTGGATATTGCCGGACACTGGGAACCTTCAACGCTGCTTGGTTTTGGGTACGAAATAGACATTATGGATGATGATGAGTATTTGCATTGACGCATCAATCGTACCCAAGCCTCGCATGACTAGGGCAGACCGTTGGAAGAAGCGGCCTTGTGTCCTGCGCTACTGGGATTTTGCAGATGTATTAAGGGCAGCAGCAGCTGCCCAGAACTTTGAGTTGGGAGATAGAATTAAAATAGAATTTCACATTGCAATGCCAAAGAGTTGGAGTAAAAAGAAACGCTCAGAGATGGAGGGCCGCCCGCATAAGAATAAACCTGACTTGGATAACTGTATAAAATCTTGTGCCGATATTTTAAAAAAAGAAGACAAGACTATTTACGAAATAACTGCAACTAAATCTTGGTCACGGGAACCAAGGATTATAATATGGAACCAGTGGCAGTAGATATGTTAGTGACCGGGAACCATCGGCTTACTGCCGATGAACATCACGCTGTTGCGAAAGCAAGGCGTAAACGTATAGCCGCAGGGAAACAGGCTATTCAGATTAGAAAACGAATGGCCCGCTCCCTTGGGAGACACCTTAATAAAAGTGACCAGAGAGAGAAAGGAACTGTATGGGAGTAGAAGAGGAGGAGGCCGCTACAGAAGAGCGGAAAAACTACGAGTTACTAAAAACAATCAAGAAGGCACAACAGGCAAGGAATAAAGCTGCCCGCCGTGCATTCTTTTCATGGTTAAAACAATTAATTGGGAGAGATAAATGAGTTTTGCAAGTGTTCTGGAAGAAATTGAATTAAAGCATAAGATGAAAAAACCTGAACAGGATCAGTCACTGCGCTCACAAGGAGTGACAGGTTCTGATGCAGCTGCCTGTATGAATTGTGATCCTTACAATACTCTTACCCAGAAGATTAAGGAGAAGCGGGGAGAATTAAACCCGGAAGACCTGTCTGGGAAAGAGGCCGTCACATGGGGCGTTATACATGAGCGTAACATAGCAAAAGAGTTTGGTAAACGGATGGGGTTTAAGGTGCAGATGGTGAGCCGCACGGTTAAATCTAAAAGCTGGCCCATTGCCCACGGGCATATTGATGCAAAGGTAGTGGGCAAGCCGTGGTTGGTGGAGATAAAGACAACACATGAATTTAAAGGTAAGGATTGGGGGGAGGAATTAACAGACCACATCCCCCCTAATTACTATTATCAGGTATTGCACTATCTTTACTGCACGGGGTACGAGTTGGCTTATGTAGTTGTGCTGATTGGGGGGAATAAAATGCGTGTCTATAAGGTAGACCGTGATGAGGATCGTATAGCTGAACTTGTACAGGCAGAGAAAAGATTTTGGGATATGGTTCAATCAGGTAAGCTTCCTGACCCTATCTCTGAGGAAGAAGCATTACTTCAACACCCCGCTGCTGTTGAAGATTCTGCGCTCCTTGCGTCCCCACTAACCATTCAACTCCATGCTTCTATTAGGCAAATAGATGATGAGATTAAAAGACTAAAGGGTGAGCGTGAAGAGAAGGTTACATTAATGATGGGCCACATGAAGGATCATTCACTGTTGGTAAACTCAGTAGGTGAGGAGTTAGTTACATGGAAGAATTACACCCGCCGGAATAAAGATAAAAAGAAAATGGAGAATGCTTTGGCCCAGTATGAGGATGTTGCGAAGTACGAAGAGGTTACACACTATCGTACATTTAAGGTTATTTAAATGGTTGAAGTAGTACTAAACCGCAATGAACAAAAACTGGCGGAATACCTAGCAAAGAAACGCTGGGACTTTAACAGGGGTAAGGGGACACCACACCTTTACTCCGGGCCTAAACCCACTGAGCAGACTGACGTTGAGGGAATGGCAGCTGAGTTAGCTTACTGTAAACTAATGAACCTGTATCCTGACTTAGAAACTGAACCTATAGTTCCACCAGTCTACGATTGTCTTAACAGGCGTGGAGTTAGGATTGATGTTAAAGCAACGCCACATAAAGACGGCCACTTGATAGCACCGTTATCAAAGGCCAAACGCCCGCCTGATAAATATGTATTAGTGGTAGGCAAAAGTCCCTCCTTTGCCATAGTGGGAGAGGTGTGGGCCGCTGAATTACTCAGCGAAAGAAACATAATGAACTTTGGGTATGGGCCGTGTTATGCCTTGCACCAAAGCCAACTTAATCCCTTAACTCAATAGAGAGAAAATATGGATTTTAAAATAGAAAAAGGTAAAGAAGCAAAGCCTTTGCGTGTCTGCATTTATGGATCAGATGGATGTGGTAAATCGACATGGGCCAAGCACGGCCTCTTTCTTGATCTTGAAGGAGGACTAGGAGAAATTGACTGTCAATCTATTAATCTGGTTGACTCCACTTTTTCCGATGTGATGGATGCAGCAAGATATGTGTATTCCAACAAAAAAGATATAGGTACAGACACTCTGGTTATTGATAGCATCGATTGGCTGGAGAGAAAAATATTTAATCAGGCTTGCAAAGATAACGGATGGTCAACCATTGAACAACCCGGTTACGGTAAGGGGTATGTTGTGGTTTTAAAATACTGGACGGAGTTTCTAAACTCGTTAGACCAACTCCGCACATTAGGTTTGAATATTGTTCTTATCTCTCACTCCGCCGTTGAACATTTCGATGATCCGATTGTTGATAATTCCTTTCACCGTCATAATCTTAAACTTAACAAACACTCAAGAGGGTTAATAGCTGAATGGTGTGATGTTCTGGGGTATGTCGCATCTGAGGTATTGACCACAGAATCGTCAAAGAAATTTAGTACCCCCCAATACAAAGCTATATCAACTAATCGTAGGTTAATTTACTTCGGTGAACAACCTACGTTTGCGGCAAAGTCTCGTATGACCTTGCCGGAAAGTCTCCCCTTGGATTGGGAGGCATTCATGTCCGCCGTGCAATCAGCACGGGCGGAAGGCATAACGCCAAAGAAGAAACAGGTAACAACAGGTAAATAAAATGGAACTAATGTTCGACTCCTCTGCCATTAAGGTAGAGACTAATGACTCGTTTGAACCACTGCCGGAGGGTGACTACCAAGTGATTGTAGACCACTCAGAATTTCGTGAAACGAAAGCTGGCACTGGTAAATATCTTCACCTTGAACTGACCGTAATTGATGGGCCGGGAAAGGGGAGAAAGATTTTCGATAACCTTAATCTTGAAAACCCAAATGCAGCTGCGGTTGAGATTGCTCAACGTCAGCTGGCGGGGTTAGTACAGGCGTGTGGTAAGGTAAAGATAACTGATTCATCTGAACTTCACAACACACCTGTTATAGCTAACCTAAAAGTGCGGCCCGCATCGAATGGATACGATGCTTCAAATGACGTTAGGTTTTATAAAAAAATACCTGACGCTGTATACACTCCAGAAACATCTGGGACACCAAAGGATGACATACCCTTTTAATGTCATTAGCAATGATATTCGCAACAACATATTTACTTGGTGTTGTTAGCGGTATTTTAGCCCTTGCCCTATTTAGTTATATCTATGTGGGGCGGGGCCACACAATCGTAATTAAAAGTGCAGATAAAAAAATGCCTCTGGTGCGGGAGTGATTACCACCCTAGAGGCGGGCAGCATAAGACACAAAAATATTGCTGCCGATCCTGCAAGGACAAGGCAGCATGGAAGCGCTTTGTCGATAGTGGGGATGTTCGCCGGAGGAAAGGGGGGTATAACCGTGTTACTTATATTAAAGCTTGGCTTAACCAAATGGATCAGACTGTAGCTTGTCACTACTGCAACAAAAGACTCTCAGTGGAGGACAAGTGGGTGCTAGACCATAAGAACCCGCTCTCATCTTTTAAGACAGATGACAGGAAGGCTTTTTCTAATCCAGAGAACCTTACTATTTCTTGCCATAGCTGCAATGTCCTTAAATCGAATACCCCGTATGAGGAGTTTATAGAAAGTTTAAAGAAGTAAAGGAGAGAGATGCAAATATCATATTTTATGGGGGTATCAAACAAGATACCCATGTTCAAGGAATTGGATGAAATTTTCAGCGAGATTAAGGACGGGACACACAAGCAGCTGATTAATAAATGCAGGGAAGCAGTAGCTAAAGGCGATAAGAATAAATATTCCACGCTAAAAAGATCCTTACCATGTTATACCATCTCTTGCCGCACTTCCGCCCGTAGGTCTGAGTCTCTGGAAGAATATTCAGGACTGCTTCAAGGTGATCTGGATGATGTTGATACTGATCCTGCACTACTAAGGGACAAGTTATTTAATGATCCTCACGTTGAAGCATCATTCATTTCTCCTAGTGGGGGAGGAGTAAAATTATGGATAAAAGTAATTAAGGATGCATCCAAGCATAAGGAATCATTCAAGGCGGCAGAAAAATACTTTAAAGCAAAACACAATGTAACACTAGACCCCAGCTGTAAGGATACTGCACGACTCTTCTTCCAAAGTTATGACCCGGATGCAAAGCGCAAAGACAATGCCCTGCCAATTCCATTGACTGTTGAAGAGCCAGACTTATTTGATGTTCCTCTAGTGGAGGAAACTTATAGACTAGATGAATATGAGCGGGCCGTTGAAGCACTAAAAAAAATACCAGCTGATGACTATAAGGTCTGGCAGGAATGTGCAATGGCCCTCAAGGACGGACTTGGGGAAAAAGGTTTTGAGTTATTTGATCAGTGGTCACGGACAAGTGATAAGTGTAAACCATCTGAACTAAGATACAAGTGGGCAAGCTTTGACAAGGAGTGGAAGGGGGAGCGTATTACTTTCTCAACCCTATTCTACCATGCGCAAGACCCCTGTACTCACAAGGTACTAGATAAACCTCCAGCTATAACCCAGCGAAGCCCGGTGGCTAAGTCCTCCAAAGCAGTGTCTCTCTCCACTGCTTTCTTTAGTCCGCCGGGTTTCGTTGGCCAGTTCACAGAATTTTTAGTTAAACACTCCAAGTACAAGCAGCCTATCATTGCGCTGGCAGCATCACTTTGTTTTACCGGGACACTCATTGGGAGAAAATACAGGACTGAGGAGAACACAAGGAGCAACCTCTTCCTTGCTGTGCTGGCCCCCACTGGATCGGGGAAACAATTTCCCCGTGATGTTATAAAGTTATTTGATAATGCCCATGACTTAAAAATGTTTGGGTCAGAAAAAGTTACCAGCAGGGCGGCAATTGAAAGACTTATTGCATGGCGGCCCAGCTGCCTCTTCCTCATTGATGAGTTTGGGATGTACCTCAAGCAGCTGATGGCAACTACCACTGGTTACCAAGCAGATATTATACAGACACTGATGGAGGTATTCACCTCATGCACCGGGCCATACTATCCACTTGACCGGGCCACTCAGGAAGTGGATCGAATGTTTATTGACCAACCTTGCCTTAGTGTGCTAGGCACTGCAACCCCGGAAACTTTTTGGGATGGACTCAACACTTCCAAGATCAGGGACGGGTCACTGAACAGGTTCTTGATCTTCCAGACTCCAACCAAACGGCCAGAACGTCATCGGCCAGAGATTATACAAAAGTTTCCTAAGTCTCTGGTTGATCAGGCACTGGAGTTTAGGGACGTTCCCATTAATTCCACCCCCGGTAACTTAGCTAATCACCCTGAACCTATTGTTGTCCCCTACACTGATGAGGCATTCATTCTCTTTGAAAACTTGGAAGATGAATGCACTAAGAAAATAGATGCGGGGACAGTAACCTCCTCCATGTGGGTAAGAGTGGTTGAGTATGCAAAGAAGATAGCACTCATCATTGCAGTTGGTGATGGTGAAAAAGAAATTGGATATGAACACGCTAAGTATGGCTGCGACTTAGTTGAGTTTCTCACTGAGCAGACAATCATATCCATCAACCAAAACCTTTCAGATAATCTTAATGAAAAACTATCAAAGAAAGTTGAGCGGATAATTCGTGATGCTGGTAAGTCAGGGGTGACAACCTCAAGACTGACTGAGCGCACCCGTTACCTGAACAACTCCCGCCACAGGAAAGAGATACTGTCAGACCTTCAGGACTCTGGCTTGGTGGTGTGTGTGAAGAGTAAGGTGGAGGGGATTAATAAACCTGTTGAAACTTGGTATGCTACGGGGGAAGAATGATTCACTATCACGGGACACCACTCTCAGGGGCTACTGAACAGCAGATACTTTTTTACCGTGGCCGACACGCATTAATATCTTGGCCCAGCTTTGGCCCCATCCATATACCTATAACGGAATGCTGCCGCAGCTTTTGTATCGACAATGGAGCATTCACTTTCTGGAAAGAGAATCAGGAGGTAGACTGGCACGACTTTTATTCCTTTGTTATGGACTGGGTAAACCATCCCCGTTTTGATTTTTTTATTATCCCTGATGTGATTGGGGGAACAGTTGAAGAGAACGATGCTTTAATAGAGGAGTATTGGAGTACAATGCCCGATAGTGGGGTTCCTGTCTTCCATGTAGGTGAACCACTTGAGCGGATCGATATGTTTATTCTCAAATACAACTTCACCCGGATAGCAATCGGCACAACAAAGGGTTTTGAATTAAAGTCTATGCACTTCTGGAATGAGATGCGTAAAATATTTGAGAAACTTTGTATTAACGGTATGCCCAGAGTAAAGGTGCATGGCCTTAGAATGTTAGACCCGGAAATTGTAGAAGCATTCCCTTTCTCTTCCGGGGATAGCACAACTGCCACTAGGAAAGCGACTTTCAATACAGAGTGGGAAGGTTATCCCTATGCCCCTATTTCAAAAGCGGCAAGGGCTACTCTAGTGGCCGACAGAATTGAGCAGGGACAGTCCCCCTCGTTCTATAAATTTAAACCTATTCAATTGGATTTAATATGATAGCAGTATATATATACCTAGCAGCAATTGTGGTTGCTAATATCTCCCTACTTTCCTTCGGGCCAGTCGCATCTATCTTTAATGCATTCATACTAATTGGCTTAGACCTGTCCCTGCGGGACAAACTCCATGATGAGTGGAAGGGCCGCCACTTGTGGTGGAAAATGCTGGCCTTGATTTGCGGAGGTTCTGTAATAACAATTGCCCTGAACTGGAATGCGCTGCCAATTGCATTGGCAAGCGCAACAGCATTCCTTCTAGCAGGGATTGGTGACGCACTTGTCTATTCAAAGTTGAAGGGTAGATCTTTCTTGATCCGTTCCAATGGTTCTAACATTGCCGGGTCAGCAATTGATTCATTAGTCTTCCCTACTATGGCATTTGGTATTCTCATGCCGGAAATAGTCCTTGGTCAGTTCGCTGCCAAGTTAGCTGGCGGGGGGATTTGGAGTTGGGTTCTAGATGAACAAAGGAAGAGGAATAACAAAAGGAAATATAGGAAGGTATAATCACTAGGGGTGTCCCCTCTCTTTGCAGGAGGGGACGATCTGAGCATTCAATTCTGGGAATTTGAGGCCAAATCCGCAGCAATTAACTCATTTACATAAGCAGCTGTCGATTTGAATATTCCTGTTATCTCCCGCTGCTTTTTTAGTTTTTCTTGCAGCTTGCCAGAGCATTGAGGAGTTATCCGTACCAGCATACCCTTTGACTGTTTTGTTTTATTTGCCATGTGTCCTCCAAGCTTCACGATCATTTAAGATTAAATTAATTATGTCAGTCAACTTATCCAAGTCATCATCTGCCTCTGCATCGGGGTCTATACGATTAAGCAGTTCAACATAATCTGACAAGTGGTCTTGGCAGCGGGTCAAGATTGAATGCATTTGTACACTCGTACCAAGTGGAGTATTAAACTGTCCCACCAAGTCCCGTCCATACTTTTCAATTGCTTCCGGGTCAATCCTGAGTATCTCATCTATCTTCCCCTCTGCATCAAGATCATCAAGATTAGTTTCACAGAAATTTATTGCTTCCCTAATTTCTCCGTACTCAATGTCCCAATAGTTAAGATCATGGCGGGAACTGTCCGGGTCAAAGTTTAGAGTTGCATAGTCTGCACCAAGTTTGCTGCCCCCTCTTTTCAACCACTCTTCTATTTTCTCAAACATCAGGGCCAACTCTCCGTTCCGGCCAAACCCGTGATGATGACTGCATGATCTATCGTAGAGGATTTGATATAGATATGGGCAGTTAAGTTTGTCAATCAATTCAACTTCCAAACTTTGCTGCTTATCCTCATAGTCACCATCATCACACAAGCATGGTTCACTCTCACACCAATGACAGTAGTCACCATCAGTGGAGGCAAAACCTTCTTGAAGACGGGCTTTCATTCTTGAGATTAATTCGTACTCGTTTCTTAGGTCTTTAAGGAAAAAAGAAACAAGCCTATCTGCGTTCCTTCCCTCTGGAAAAAACTTTTCCCTAATATTATTTGACATATTGTATCCTTTCAATTAGAATTAATAATTCCAACTTGTACCTAGTTGGGTTTTGTTAGTTTACCCGGACGGGTCTTGCTTGCGGTACGATCCGTCCGGGGTTTAAAACTACATTCCAAGCGCCTTCTGTCTGCCCCCGGAAACCTGTTTGTTAAGTGAGATTGAAGACCCCGCAGAGTTACCCAATCCCCTACCCATCGAACCACCAGCACTTGAACCTCTACTTGAGTGAAAGTTAATCCCCTCACGAAATTTGGCCAGTTCCTTCGATGCAACATCATACGCATTCTGTACAACAAGGGCATTGACCTGAAGGTCATCAGTCTTAATGCCTTCGGCCTTGCGTTTCCTTGTCTCTTCCCTGATGCGCTCCGCTATATTTTCAGCGGCCCCTATCCTGAAAGCATTACGGAAGGGCAACCACTCATTACGGGCCATCTCTTCAACAAGGTAGACATTGTCCCCGTCCACTATTACACCGTCCCTTTTTGCTTCCTTAATAGTCTCTTCAAGGATGCGTTCAACTGCATCACGCAAGTAGATCAAAATCTCCTTACATACTGCGGTTCTGGAAGGTTTGCCAACAAAAACAATATTCTTTTTGCGCTTCCCTGATTTTGAACCACGGTAACTTGTTTGCCACCAATAGTCACATAAATTGGAATGAGCCAAGGCCCGTGCAATCTCTCCAGTCCAGAACAGGTCATGCTTTTCTGAAACAAAAACATCCTGCTCCACCTCTTCGTTGTCTTCTGCTTCACAGACTAACTGATCCGCTTGAAGACCATGCGCCAGCATCAATTCAGATGCCTTGGCCGCAGCACTTGCGGCCTCTGCTTCAAAGCTGCTATTTGAAAGCGCTAACAATTTTTTAACTTTCAGCAGCACCTCTTCTTTAGTCATTTTTCTCTCTCGTTTAGGTTTACTTGTGGTAGATAAATTTCTACCCGCAAACGCACCCAGTGGATGCGCTTGCAGATTAAACTTACCTATATCATCTCATCGAACCACAAACGGGTTGCGTTCTCTTTAATGTCCCGGACATAGGTGTCACCCATCTCACCAGTCACAAAGGGTGAATCAACGGAGACTAACCAACGGGCATAAGGGTTGGTGGCCTCTTTGCTGGGTGTCTGGTACTTTTTTAATACCTTCCAAGTCCAGCTGCCATCTGCACTCTGCCAAACTTCGTAAGGGTTGTCAACGGGTCTTGTTTTTGCACATTCATTTTTTTCTCTCATATTTACCTCTCTCTTGGGCTTCTGATCCTTGAGTCAAGAGTGACTCGTTTGATGCTGTGAATCAACATCCACCCGGCCCCGCTTTAGCGGGGACAGATAGGGTTGACTTATTAATAAATGCTCCTGTTTGGGGTCATTGTATTGTCACAGTATAGTGAACGGTCACGGGTACGGTTCTTTTTAAAAGTCTCCACCTGTTTTTGTAGTTCCTCCAGCTGCTTAGTTAAGGTCTTAAGTCTTGCGGTTATCTCTCTGTTTTCCATGTTACCCTTTCAATTTATAAACTTTGTTAACTGAATCAACTTGAATTATGCCTTTTTTCTTGAGTACTTCCACAACACCCTTTTCAATTGCTACGGTGTAGCTAATCTTGCGGAAAGGTATTGCTTCCCCGTCTTCAAGTCTCTTGCGTGTTTTATCAACCATTGACGGTGTGATCTTTACTAGTTTGCCCGTCTTCACTCTCAACAGTATCCAACCGGGGACACCCTTCCGGGCAGTGAGCAAATATTCGTTCTTATGATGCATTGAATAAGTTTTCATATGTACCTGTTTGAGTTATGGGCCGCCAAAGCGGCCCGGATTAATGTTAGTTTAATATATATATCTGGATTGACCATACAGAGTGGGACTATAGTCCAGAACAAACCCTGTGCGGTCTTTTTTAGCGTCACCCTTTGCAGTTAACGCAACCAATCTGCCTTTGGGGTCAAGAAAACGTAAATCATGTAAATCACCGTTTACAACCTCTTCCGCCACTCTATGATGGGCAGCAAGTCCTGCAAGAAAACTAACTCCATATGCGGAATTGTGGTTGATCTTCCTTGAGTCGCAGTAATGGTGCGGAATATCCTTGCGGAATACCATTGCTACGTTGCCCCCGCTTGCAAGTATATCCTGCACAGTCTGCGGGTCTGTCTCTTCATTATATGAATAAGTTAAGTGATAATTGGCGGGCAAGTCCTTAAAACGGTGCGGGTTCTTGGTGTAGTCGTAAAATTGAACATTAGGAAAACGGTCTATAATAGTCTGCCCTTCAAACTTTAGTTTTTCCCATCTAATATCACTGGTTCCGTTTAACCTAACTGCGGGCAGTTTGCCTTGTTTGTCACAATCACGAACCAGTTTTTTAATATCCTTAATCAACTCATTAAAAAATGCCTCCTTGTTGTTAACAAACAGCATTGACTTGCGGAGTCTTCCCTTCTGTACGTTGCTCATTCGGCCCCGGCCCGCAGTATTCAAACAAGCGGACAAACAACCCGGTGTTGCATACGGGCAGAAGTTTTTCCCGGATAGTTTGCCCGGTGACATATAAAGAATGCCTGTTAAGTATTGGCCCAGATTATCGGACTTAAGTGTCTTGGGGTTTGTTCCTCTGGATAAGATAGTCATATTGTACCTGTTAGTTAGGGTTTGTTAGTTCCGGGTTGCGGCCCGGCCCAAAGTCTTTTTTGCTTTGGTGTCTACAATCCTAAATGATTTTTTAGATAATGTCAAACTTTTTTATACTTTTATTATGTTTAGGAGGAATAAGTTGTATAAATTGTAATAAATTGTATTCAATTTATTGCTGGGGAAAAGTTTAATAAAATCAGTAATAAAGATATATAAAGATATATAAATATATATAAATTGATAAATTGTTGGGGGGTTGCTTTTTCTTTAAATAAAAAGGTATATAGGCACAATTTAGTCAATTTACTGTTTGCAACAAAAAAAGATTTACAATATTATAGACTTAACTATTGAATAAATTGTATTTTCAACTTACAACTTGTAACAACTTATATGCTACCAGCAAGCAAAAAAATATCGGATCAGGCCGCAAGATTTATTGAGGAGATAATCAACGGGAAAAATCAAACTCAGGCCGCTAAACTAGCAGGATATGCGCATCCAGCACAAAGTGGTCATGTATTAATGAAGAGTCCGGGGATTGTGGCTAAAATCCAGCAAGAGCGGCAAAAACTTTTTCAAACGGATTTAGCAAATTGTGCGGTATCAACTTTGCGAGAAATTATCACGGACAAAACTGCTAGTAGTTCGGCCCGCATTCAGGGATGCAGAACGGTGCTTGAGGTTTGCAATATGCTGGGCAAGCACAGCACTAAAGACAGTGATAGCAAGGCATTGCACGAAATGACCCCGGCGCAATTGGCGGGCCTGATTGATACACTGGAAGCAACAAAGATGCAGCATATAAAAGTAATAAACAAGGATGATTGATAAATTTATATGTACCATTTGTACCGTTATCGTACATATAAAATGACCGACCCGGCCCCCCGGCCTGTCCCAAAGTTGCCTAGCCCGTATATACTAACCCTCCCGAAAAATTTTTTCTAAATCAGGCTTTTTTGTTTTGCACGGAAGAAGTTTATTAAATATACTGTTTTAGTATCCCTAACTAAATTCATAGAGTCTTATGGCCCAACCCAGAGTTTATACCCAAAGCACAAATTTCACTGACCATTCCACCACCAATCCATCTGACCCCCATTCCGGGGCAAATCTTGACACAGAGTTTGTAGAGGTAAAGCAGAATTTAGATGACCTTAATACGAACATCGCACTTTTGCAGCGTGATGATGGAAAGTTAATTAATGAGGCAGTTCATAAAGATGCATTTGATCAGGACGCACTCACTTTAATTGGTTTAAAGGGTTTTACAGTCAGGGGAGCATGGGCAGCAGCTACAGCGTATGCTTCAGGTGATATAATTACGAACAATGATTCAACTTATTTAACAACCACGGCACACACTTCCTCATCCGCATTTTCCACTGACACGGCAAAGTGGACATTATTGGCTAATGCAGCTATTAATGTAACCGGGCATTCAGTTGACACTTTAAATGGATTAGGGCCGCAGTCTTTACAGGGTGCTTCGTGGTCTTCCGGGGCAGCAGTTATCACCTTCACCAGCGATGTAGGCACTCCAGCGGTAGGTATGCACATCACACATTCAGGTTTCCCTACCGGGACAAAGATTCAGAGTGTTGATAGCGGGACACAAGTTACAGCAGACACAAATTCCACAGCAGCAGGGACTGGTCAAGTAGTGGAGTTAAGTAGTGGTTTTACTCTCACCTATTCTTATGGTTCAAGCACCGATTTTCAGGTTTACATTGCGAACCAGTTAGTTGCACCTTCCACATATACAGTATCAGGAACAACGATAACTTTTACGACTCCTCCGGCAGCGGGGACAGGTAACATAATTGTCTGGGGTGGTGGAGTTGCAGTAGAGGCAACCAAGAGTCAGGTAACTTCTTATAGGGATGATACATTAGATCACCGGGATACGACTATTGATTATGCAATTAGGACAGCAGGAGTAGTCAGGCATTTTGACGGAGCAACGAACAATGTAACAGATACTACTCCCACAGATCAATCAGGGGTTTATTCTGCAAAAGAGTGGGCAGTAGGAACACAAGCCTCCACAGGTGGTTCAGCAAAGGACTGGGCAATAAAGGATGATGGAGGAGTATCAGGTTCAACTTCAGATCACTCAGCAAAGGCATGGGCAGTAGGTGGCACAGGTGTTACGGATACTGCAAGTAAGGGGGCGGCTAAAGAATGGGCCATTGAAACTTCTGGTAATGTTGATGGAACCAGCTTCTCAGCAAAGGAATATGCTCAAGGTACTCAAGCATCAACTGGTGGTAGTGCAAAGGACTACGCACAGAAGACAGATGGAGGAGTAAGCGGAGCCACATCTGATCATTCTTCTAAAGCATGGGCAATTGGAGGAACAGGAGTTACAACTACCGCATCTAAAGGTGCAGCAAAAGAGTGGGCCACTACTACAGGTGGTGCAGTAGACACCTCAGAATACTCTGCAAAGGAGTATGCAATTGGGACTACAGTTGCGGCGGGGTCTGCAAAAGACTGGGCTATTCAGGCAAAAGATTCAGTAGTAGATGGGGGAACAGGGTATTCTGCACTCCACTGGGCGGCCAAGGCAGAGGACACATACGACAATTTTGATGACAGGTTTTTAGGAGCGCATACAACGGCAGAGCGGGAAGTTGGTTCAGGGAACATTGGCAAGGATCATGATGGAGATGCTTTAGTCTCAGGTGCGTTGTATTTTGATACAACGCTGGGAGTAATGAAAGTCTGGAACGGCTCACTCTGGAAGCAGCTTACTCCAACAACTGCGGAGCAGACCAATATAGATACAATTGTTACAGGATATGATGGAACAGCAACAACTTCTGGAACGACTACAAATTTATCTCTCATCAATACAGTAAAACTAAATCTTGAGGATGTAAACAATTTTGCTACTCGTTACAGGGTTGGAGATTCTGACCCCATCGATTCAAAGGATGATGGAGATTTATTCTGGAACAGAAGTTCTGATGAATTAAAGATTTACAATTCAACGGCATCGGCTTGGCAAGTGCCTTATTTAGATTCAGCTTCTGTGGATAATGCTGCGGTAGCCCAAGCGATCAGCATGAGCATCGCCCTTGGGTGAATAAACAAAATTAAAGGATAATTATGGCAAACGCATTTAAGAACAGAACTTTACAATTAGTTGGGACTACACCAGCAGATGTGGGAGCAGATGTTGATCCAAACACTGAAACCACATTAATTGGTATGACCCTAGCTAATGTAACGTCAGGAGTTATTAACGTAACTGTTCAGTTAATTAACACTAATTCATCAACAGGTGCAACAACGCATATTGTCAAGGATGCACCGATCCCGACTGGTGGGTCATTGGTTGTTGTAGGAGGTGATCAAAAGATTGTTTTAACGGAGGAAGATAAAATAACTGTAACATCTAACACCGCATCTTCATGTGATGTAATAATGAGTTTCTTGGAGATAACATAATATGGCATATTTAGGAAGAAAAGGAGCAGTAGCTGGATTAACCAGCAGTGATATACCAGACAATTCAATAACCTCTGCAAAGATTGTAGATGGTGCAGTTGCTGTTGCTGATCTTGGGCCTAACTCTGTAGATAGTTCTGAGTTGGTAGATGGCAGTATTGACACATCTCATATTGCTGATGACCAAGTTACTGGTGATAAACTAGCTAACGATATTGCAATCAGTACAACAGGAGCAATCACTACTACTGGTGCATTTACCTCAGTAGGTATAGATGATAATGCTTCAGGTGCAGTAGCAATTACTATTGATTCGGATGAAAATATAGGTATTAAAACAAATTCCCCAAGTTCTGCTGATAGTAATGCTCGAAATTTAGTTATAAGTTCTGCAACTCCCGGCATAACAATAAGAGATTCAGCCGCAACTGATGGTAGTAGTTATATAAAATTTGCTGATTCAGCCGCATGGGGTCAAGGTGCAATACAATATTGGCATGGTGGAGATGCAATGTTGTTTTATACTAACGGAGCTAATGAAAGAATGAGAATTACATCCTCTGGTAGAGTAGGCATCGGTAGTACTCCTTATAATTCTGGCTATCCCCAATTAACTGTTACAGAATCCGATTCAGGGGAAGACCCAACAAACCCTCATGTTTACGGACTTTTTGTAGAAAATAATTATTCAGGTAATGATAATGCAGTATTTCAAACTGCATCTGGGCCGGGAAAAACAGTTACTATTACGAGTGCTGGCAGAGTAGGTATCGGTGTTACAAGTCCGGGTGCTTTACTACATGTAAAAGGGGATGTACCCGGTGGTTATGGCTGTTACTTTCTAAATGATGGAGGAAATAGCACTAGATATGGAATTGAATTGAATTGTGGTGCAAATGATGCGTCAGGGACTAATTATGCTGTACGATGGAATGATGGTAATGGTACGGATCAAGGTTTTGTTACATTTTCTGGTGGTACAGTTTCATATGGAGCATTTACTGCGGTGCATGATGTTCAACTTCCAGATGCAGATAATGAAAATGGTTACCCTTATGGAACATTAGTTGAAACAACTGAAATATCTTATAAACGTGAGACAGAAAGGGGTATTGAATATAAAGTTAAAAAAACAAGTAGTGCATATTCAAAAGCAGTTTTAGGTGCTTACTCTGGCAAGCATGAATTAACAGCAGGAGATGTAGATGTTAGATATAAGGAGTCAGATACTATACCTGAAGGTCAAAAAGTTGGTGATATAAAAGAAACGGTACATGAGGAAAGGTTTGATAATTTACACCAAGTAAATGTATTAGGTGATGGTCATATTCTATGCAATGGAGAAAAAGGTAATATTTCAGTCGGTGATGGAATATGTACTTCTTCAGCAGAAGGTCAGGGAATGAAAGCAGATAAAATGGCAATGATTATTGGAATTGCACAAGAAGATGCAACCTTTAGTGGAAGTGAATCGAAGCTAGTAGCAGTTCAATATGGATTACAACAATTTACACCGTGGACATAATAGCATGACTATAGAAGAAGTAGATAAGATAATTCAAGACCTTAGACAACAGATACCACAAATGCAAATGCAACTACACCAAGCAGAAGGGTACAAACAGGCTTTGCTGGATTTAGAAAAAAAAGAAGAATCAAAGTCTGAAGATGAAAATTAATTTAACCCTGGAATCTGGATTAGAAGTAGAATTTACACCTGATTTTGAATTAGAAAACGAATCTGACCTACCAGAAGTAAAATGGATTTTAGCTGATCCCTCCTCCAAAGACAGTTCTCTATTTGATCCCCACATATTTTTTTTAGGAACCAGTGATGAAGATGATTAAAGTAAGTTTAATAACCTTGGGATTATTACTAGGTACTCTAGCATTTAGTGAACCTCCAATTCACGAGCTAGTTAGTAGTAATCCTCATCCAGCACATCCTCCTGCTTCTTCAGCACAGACTGCAGTAGATGATGTGATAACCATTCTCTTAGATCAAGGATTTGCAGGAGCAATAATTGTAATTCTGTTTCTTTGGACTTACAGAACAGACAAAGCAAATCGTGCAGTTCAAAAGGAAAACTTTGATAAGTTTGTGAAGATTAGTGCAGAGTGCTCTGGTCACATGGCAGGAGTAAGTGCAAGACTTGAGAACATTGAAAGAGAATTAGAAGCAACAAAACAAATAGAAATGATGAATGTAAGGAAAGGATAATATGATTCCATTACTAGCTCCGTTAATTTCGGGAACTGTCAAGACCCTGTGTATGTCTATGCTCTCAGAGAA